TATTGAGGCTCTAATGGATTATAAGATATTAATTATCATAAGGCTTTGAATAGATAAGGAAAAGCTATCGCGGACTGCGGAGACAAGGAGTCAGCCTGGCCCGCAGCAAGCAAGGCTAGCTTCCTAAGGATATTGGTGTTAGTTCTTATCGTTTCCCTATACCCAGAGAGATGTGGTTCGCATAGGGACTCTGGGGTCACTGTATATACCAGAGAAACCCTACAGGAGGCCTTATAAACACCATACTAATTGTAAGGTTATAGACCCATTTGGTCAGTGAACTATATAGTCCTTCAGAGGATTGATATAAAACACAAGTCCTAAGAGGTTTTTAGGGCTTTAGTGTTGACTTTTATTAAAAAATATGATAAAATATATGTATTAGAAAAAAGAGTTTAAGAGACACCAAGGTATTGCAAGAGCTGCTTAAGACCTTGGTGACCTTTAAGAAGTAGTAATTAAGAATTAAATTATAAGTGTTCTAAGAGTTGCTAGAGACTCTGAACCACTGGTGTCTATATAGAGGGGATACCTATGCCTTTAAAAAAGGGTTATTCAAAGAAGACTATCTCTGAGAACATCTCCACAGAGATGAAGGCTGGCAAGCCCCAGAAGCAGGCCATAGCGATTGCTTTAGACACTGCCCGTAAGGCTAAGAAGAAGGCGAAGAAGCGATGAAAGGTCTTTATAACAATATCCATGAGAAGCGTGAACGGATTAAGGCGGGTTCTGGTGAGCGTATGCGAAAGCCTGGTAGCAAGGGTGCCCCTTCTGAAGAGGCTTTTGAGAAGGCTAAGAAGACTGCTAAGAAACCTAAGAAGAAGGCTAAGAAACAGGTGTCCTACTAATGGCTGCTGGTGTTAAGCATTACTTTGAAGATGGTACTGAGTACAAGGGTTTGACCCACAAAGATGCTAAGGGTCGCTTGATGTCAGGAAAGACACACACTGCTAGTAGTAAGTTCTTGTATCATACAAAGCCTAAGAAAAAGAGTAAGAAGTGAGTGAATCTGGTGTCCCAGAAGAAGCACCCAAAAGGAAGGGTAGACCTCCTAAGTCTGAGCTAGCCAAGAACACCCCTGGCAAGCTCGCCAAGCGTGGTAGGCCTCCTGGTGAGGCTGCTGCGATGGCAGAGTTCAAGGCTAGGATACTGACATCTCCTAAGTCTGTTAAGGTCATCGAAGCTATCTTGAATGCTGCTTTGGATGATGACCATAAGAATCAAGCAGCGGCTTGGAAGATTCTGATGGATAGGATGGTGCCCTTGGCAGAGTTTGAGAAGGGTTCTAATACCAAACCATCTGTTACTATCAACATCACTGGTATTGGCACTTCTGCCTCTATTGACGGAGAGGTCATTGAAGGTGACTACGAAGAAGGCCAGGAAGAAGACTCCTAGAGAATATATTGAAAGAGAAGCTGTGTTGTCTGAACCATTGATTGAAATGGTGCTTGCAACGATAGCTGATGGTTATGACCCCCGTAGGTGTCCTAGCTGCTCTAGAAAGCAGATGGTAAACATCTATTGGGACTATCTCGAAGCGAAAGGTGTAGAAGACTCTGCCGAATCTAAAATAGATATGATGGTGGATATACTGACGTTAGGGTGGTCTAAGGGGGTCTCCCTTATTGGCCTTAGGGCCATAGCAGACGTAGTAGAGGCTGCTCAGAGGGATGTGGTAGAAGGTAGTAAGTTATTCCGTAATCTATTAACCAGTAGGACACCATGCTGCAATCAATAGGTAAAGACTTACCTGCTGGTACCACTACCACTCTTTTTACAGTGCCTGATGGTTATATGGCTATTGTTCAAATGATTAGGGTAGTTAATGGTTCTGGTGGTAGTCATAGTTTTAGTATGGACTGGCACAACGGAACTACTATAACAGTCCATCCTACAAGTACCTTGTCATCTAGCTCAGTTTATAACTTTGGTGCTGATAATGAAAAACTGGTGATGCATGAAGGTGATTACTTATCATTTACTACATCAAATTCCAGTGACTTTACCGCTATAGCTACAATGGACATTACCCGTACTGAAAAGACACCGTATAACCTCTAGTGTCTAGTCTAAACATCAAGCTGCTTAACTGGCAGCAGAAGGTATGGAAGCACCCTGCAAGGTTCCAGATAGTGGCGGCAGGGCGTCGGTGTGGTAAGTCTAGGCTGGCTGCTAGCAAGCTCCTAGTGAAGGCCCTAGAGGCTAAGTCAGGCACCGTGTTCTATGTGGCCCCCACCCAAGGCCAAGCCCGTGACATCATGTGGCAGTTGCTGTTGGAGATGGGCCACCCTGTCATTAAAGGCCACCATGTCAATAATCTTGAGATCACCCTAATCAATGGGATCAAGATAAGACTGAAGGGTGCTGACAGGCCAGAGACCATGCGTGGTGTCTCTCTGTTCTACCTGGTGCTTGATGAATATGCAGACATCAGGCCGGATGTATGGGAACAGATTCTGAGACCTGCCTTGGCTGACTTGAAAGGGGAGGCCATGTTCATTGGTACTCCGATGGGTCGTAATCACTTCTATGACCTGTTCAAGTATGCAGAGCTTTCAGAGGATGAAGATTGGAAGGCTTGGCACTTTACCTCCTATGACAATGAGACCATTGATCCTAAGGAGATAGAGGCTGCTAAGAGGTCTATGTCCTCCTATGCCTTCCGTCAGGAGTTCATGGCTTCTTTTGAATCCTTAGGCTCTGAGATATTCAAGGAAGATTGGATACGGTACGGGGAAGAACCAGACGCTGGCGATTACTACATTGCCATCGACCTTGCAGGCTTCAAAGAAGCAGGGAAGATAAAGACTAAGAATGCAAAGCTGGACGAGTCTGCCATTGCCGTAGTGAAGGTGACACCACAAGGAGAGTGGTGGGTAGCTAACATCATCAGGGGACGCTGGGAGCTAGGACAGACGGTAGAGAAGATATTCCAAGCCGTCAGGGACTATAAGCCAGTAGCGGTAGGCATAGAGAAGGGTATTGCAAGGCAAGCGGTTATGGAGCCTTTGTGCGACATGATGCGCAAGTACAACACCTTCTTCAATGTCAAAGAATTGACACATGGTAACCAGAAGAAGATTGACAGGATTGTCTGGGCCTTACAGGGACGTTTTGAGAACAGTAGGGTCAGGATAAACAGGGGCGAGTGGAATGAACAGCTTCTGGATCAGTTGTTTCAATTCCCGAATGACTTAGTACATGATGACTTAGTAGATGCCTTGTCTTATGTGGCTCAGTTAGCCACTATCCCTTATGGGATTGATGAGTTTGAAGAAACTGACTACGAGCCTTTAGACAGCATTTCGGGGTATTGATTGTGGAGAAACTAATGGATTACATAGATGCCGAACCCGGTGATTTCTCTCTAGAGGAGACTCTGGAAGGCTGGGTCATGACGAAGGTAGAGGAATGGCGTGAGCATTATGAGAATAACTACCAGCGCCGCCATGACGAATACTACCGCATCTGGAGAGGCGTCTGGGCTGCTGAAGATCGCACCAGGGACTCGGAGCGTAGCCGTCTCATTAGCCCTGCCACGCAGCAGGCTGTGGAGTCTGCCGTAGCGGAACTGGAAGAAGCCACCTTTGGCCGTGGTGTTTGGTTCGACATCAGCGATGATCTTGTCGATGCGCAGAAGCAAGATGTTGAATTCTTGAAGCGTAAGCTGCATGAAGACTTCAAGAAGCAGAAGATACGCAAGAGTATTGCAGAATCCCTCATCAATGCCGCTGTGTTTGGCACTGGCATTGCAGAAGTGGTGCTGGAAGAAGTCAAGGAGATGGCACCAGCCACTGAACCAGTCCTCGGAGGGCAGCTTACTGCTGTTGGTGTCAACATCCAGAACCGCACAGTAGTGAAGATGCGGTCTATTCTACCTCAGAACTTCCTCATTGACCCCGCCGCGTGCAGCATTGAGGAGGCTTTGGGTGTAGCTATTGATGAATATGTGCCTGCTCACAGCATCGAACTCATGCAGGAGAAGGGGGTTTACAAGAAAATCCCTATTCGGAACGCTATAACCGACCTAGACCTTGAAGAAGATAAGACCCTTACTGTCCCGGAGACTGATAAGACCCAAAAGACCACCTATTATGGCTTGGTGCCTCGTCATTTGCTGAAAAAAGCACAGCAAGAGGACGGTGAAGTCGTTGTTTTGACTGATTCTGAAGATGATAAATCATATTATGTAGAAGCAATCGTAGTGCTGGCTAACGGTGGTGACCTTCTGAAGGCAGAAGAAACCCCCTATATGATGCAGGATAGGCCCGTTGTAGCGTTCCCGTGGGACATTGTGCCTGGTAAGTTCTGGGGACGGGGCATTTGTGAGAAAGCCTACAACAGTCAGAAGGCGCTGGATGCTGAACTTCGTGCGCGTCAGGATGTGTTGGCGCTTACGGTTCACCCGATGGTGGGTATTGACTCCACAAGACTCCCTCGCGGCATGAACACAGAGGTTCGCCCTGGTAAGACCATTCTGACTGTTGGAAGGCCCTCTGAGATCATCGAACCCATCAAGCTAGGTGGCGTCGATCAGGTGACCTTTGTGCAGGCAGAGGCTCTCCAGCGTATGCTCCAGATGGCTACTGGCGCTATTGACTCTGCTGGTATCCCCGGCTCCATCAATGGGGACTCTACCGCTGCTGGCATCTCCATGAGTCTTGGTGCCATCATCAAGCGCCACAAGCGCACTCTGATTAACTTCCAAGAATCATTCATTATTCCGTTTGTAGAGAAGGCTGCATGGCGTTATATGCAGTTTGATCCTGAGAGCTACCCAGTTGCTGATTACAAGTTTGTAGCTACATCTTCTTTGGGCATCATAGCCCGTGAGTATGAAGTCACCCAGCTTGTTCAGTTGCTGCAAACCATGTCGGCTGAGTCCCCGCTGTACCCTGTCTTGATCCAATCGATCATAGATAATATGAACATAGCCAACCGTGAGGAACTGAAGACGGCTATGCAACAGGCAGCTCAGCCCTCGCCAGAGGCACAGCAGGCCCAGCAGATGGCTGTGGAGGCTGACCTTCGCTTCAAAGGCTCTCAGGCGGCTGCTCTGGAAGGACAGGCTGCTGAGTCTCAGGCAAGGGCCGCTAAGTACGTTGAAGAAACCCGTATCCTTCCTCTTGAGATTGCCCTTAAGAATATGCCTGATGACCCCAGTAATGCTGACTTCCAGCGCCGTCTGCAACTAGCAGACACCATGCTGAGAGAGCGTGAGATTGCTGTAAAAGAGCGTAGTGGAGCGCCCAATGCCTAAAGACCCCCG